ACGAGCTTTATGAACCGTTGCCGAAGGGAAGCTGACATGAAGTATGAAGAGTTGGAGAAAAAGTTTGTAACGTTACACAACAAACGTTCTGAAGTTATGAAAGAAATTGAATATAACGAGAACGAAATCAACTCCATACTAGAACGCATTGCAAGAAGTAATCTTGAGAAGGATGACTTTGCAAAAGCCAATGACAAACGCAAGCATCTTCGCAAAGAGACTGTGGAACTTAACCACAAGAAGCGAGAGCTTGAAGCACAGATACAACTGATAAAGATGAGAATGAAAAATGAATAAGAAATTTAATCGCACATCCTTTTTGGGTACAGCAGACCAGCTTATCAATAGTGACAGAGCCAAGGTGTACGGGCCAGCAAAGAAGAACCACGAAGACATTGCTAAGATTTGGTCTGTAATTCTTGGCAAGCAGATTACAGCTGAACAAGTTGTTATGTGTATGATTGGCTTGAAGATTTCACGGCTTATAAAAACACCAGAGCATGCAGATTCATGGGTGGACTTGTGTGCTTATGGAGCTATTGGAGGAGAAATAACAAATGAAAGTAATAATAGAGAGCCCGTACAAAGGGCTAAACGAGGCAGACCGAAAAAAAAATAAAGAGTTCGCACGTAGGTGTATGCTTGATTCATTAAAAAAGGGCGAGAGCCCTTTTTTATCTCATCTACTCTACACGCAAGTGCTAGACGAAGATGTAGAATCAGAAAGACGAATAGGATTGGAAGCTGCATTTAAGTGGTACGAGGTTGCAGACTACGTTGTTGTCTATACAGACAGAGGTATAACCAAAGGAATGAAAGAGGGTATAAAGGTAGCCAGAAATTTGAACAAGACTGTTGAGTATAGGTCTTTCAAATGAAGGAAGTAATTGTTTATAGTTTGTGGTTACTGATTGTTCCAGACATTGAGTCGTCAGAAGTAAAACTAAAAAGACTAGAGTTTACCAGTCATGCAAGTTGTTTAGTTATGGCTAACTTACTTGAACAAAAGAGAGACCCCATTGTACAGAAGAAGCAATGCCGAAGGGTCATCAAGTATCCAACAGACCAAGACAATAATAATAAGTAGTTTGTTTGCTAATCTGTTATTCGCTGAGTTCAAAGTGTGGAGCGTCAATGAAAGGACGTCTGCCCTCAGACCTACGTAAGTCTACATAAGCGTTCATAGCTTCTTCCATTGTTCCATCCCATTCACGAATGTCTGGTATCTGCCAGGCAGCACCCCAACGGATTCCAACTCCTTCGTCTTGGGCTGCTTGTTTCATTGCGTCTGCAACGTCGTCGTACAGATTCAATTCCCAAGAACCCCTCGAACCAATGTAACACATCAAGTCTACGGCATCACCAGTAAGGTGGCGTGACTTCATCGTCTTGGATGCACCTTTTGCTACCAGTTCCTCTTGTTCTTCTTGAGTTCGCAGACCACAGATAACTCCGAAGTCGATTTTCGTAAGGGTTATAGCTTTCATAACAACAATTTTCATGCTGTCATTTACGCCTTCAAGCTTGCCGAGGCTTCGTTCTGATAACTTAAATGCCATACTGTTTCCTTTTTTTGTTGCTGTGTGTATTCGTAAATGTCTGAATAAATCTTGCGTTATTTTTTTGTGTCCGTCTTTTTCATCTTGTCATAGCTCCTCATTCCGCCAATTCCGAGCATGCCAAACATTAATGGCATCATCACAGACATGTCTGCTTGTGGTATCATAATGCCAAAGCCAGCACAAATCGGTGCGACCATGTAGTTGATTCCAAGGCTGAGACCTGAAATCCAGCCAATCAAGGGGCGCCAAGACGACTGGAACCAGTTGCCCTGTGCGTCTGCCTTCAATACTTCTATCTGAGCGAGTGCAAGCTGCTGGGCATGTTTCTCAGACATCGTTGCCAACTCGTGGGCGATTTCTGCTTTCTTGTCTGCGTCAGGTATAAATTTATCTAGTAGCCCTGTTACTGGGCCAATCAGTGCTTGTATCATTTTCTTGCCATCCATGCTGTTGTTCCCATATATGCGCCGACTATTCCAGCGCCTGATATATAGAATAGGTTACTAATATCTGCTAGAGCTTGTACTCGCTCTATCGGTACGAAAAACATTGCAGCAGTAAATGCACCCATAGCAATCAGTGTGAACCTAGCCATGCGTAACTGCGCTAAATTTTTTCGTAAACTTGTTTCGGTTTCTTTTATAGCTTTTACGTGAGCCAGTTCTTCATCACTCACAATGCCGTCACCGTCTTCATCATATTCTGCATACTTAGATTTTACTTGTAGTTTCTTTTGGGTCATCGTCTTGCCTTCAGTTCGTCTAGGCTTTTTGTTTTCTTGCCTCCGTCATACTCCCAGGCGTATCCACGATAAACCATCTCTTCGTTTAAGTTCGTCTCTCCTATGTAAATCCACCCCAACATTCTACCATACTTGCCGTCTTTTTCTGTTTTAACTCTGAGACCTGAAGGCTCACCGTCAGCAAGACGTCTTGTAAGAAATGCTTTTGCTTCAAGTCCCATCTGCTTTTCTTCGAGGTCACGTGTTCTGCTTTCTGGTGCGTCGATACCAGCAAGACGTACACGTTCTTTTTTTGTAAGACTGAAGCCAAGGTCTATCACCATGTCGACAGTGTCGCCATCAACTATTTTGGTTATTTCTTTTATGGCGTATTCGTACATTAGTAATAGAACCTACCTTTTTTGCTAGATTGTTCTCCAGCTATCGCATCAACAATACCTTCTCTTGCTGCTCTGTTACCGCCAACGATAGGAATACGTTGCGCAAACTCACGTGCAGCAGCTCTTTCTTTAGCGTTGCTGTTGTCTTTGTCGTCAAAGATACCGCCAGCTGTTGTCATGGCTGAAGGTATAAGTCCAACTGTGGGGCCAAGAAGTGTGGATACCATTCTGTTTGCACCGTATGCACCGTTGTCCATTTGTGTTGCAAAAGAATGTATGATGTCACCAAGAAGACCAAAGCCACCCATGATAGCCATGCCCTCGAAGTACCAGCCTAAGAAATCGTTGTAATCTCCGTGGGTTTTTTCATCATAGCCCAGTATCTTTGCTAGGTTTCTCTTTCTAACTTCTGGGCTTTTGTTTTCATCACCACCTCTGGATTGCAAGACGTCCTTGACGGACAATGTTCCCGCACCAAACGCTGGGCCAAGAAGGAAAAATCCCATAGCTGGCTTGAAGTTTCCTTTGTCCATCTCTCTGAACACATGCCCACCAAGCCTTGCCATCATTAGAGGGAATGACTTGAGCTGGAACACTAGCGCACCAAAAGGTGTCTGCGCCCACATAGGTACATCATTTGGATTTGGTTGGAATATGCTGTCATCTGCGAATTTAAGAATAGCCATTTTAACATCTGGGTCTTCAAGCATTTTTGTGTTGCCGAGAGCAGTTCTTTCTTTTCTTTGATTCGGCAAGAACTTCTCAAGACCATACTGCTTCAAAGCACGATGTGCTTCTTTGTATGCTCTGGACTGATTAGCATATCCAATGTTTGGCTTAAAGTTATTGAAAGCTTTTTCTTGCATGGACTGGAACCAGTTGAAAGCTGTAGCACCAGCTATCTTTCTTTGCATGTCAGTCCAGTCTGTGAGCAACGTAGCGTTGAAGAAAGCATGTGATGCCTTGCCATCAGGTGCGCCATACAGATGAATCATTCTTTCGTGGACAATGTTTTCCATAGCCACACCTGTGTTTATGATGCCACGTCTAATCGCTGGGTCACCTGTCAAGCTGTTCATCTGAGCTAATGCTTTGATGTAAGACTTCATGCTACCAGAACGTATGATTGGTAGAACAACGTCACCAAGTGATGTCAGGGTTGTGTAAGAAAGAAGCGTAACGTTGTTGAAGAAACGCATCTTTCTGGAGAAGTTCATAACACTCTGGTTGCCTTGACCATCCATAGGTTTCTTCATGGCAACTTGCATTGAAGCTTCTATGAACTTGTGGTCATCTGGTTGTAGTGCGCCTTGCTTCCCGCCAAAGTCTTCTAGGGCGTGAACAATAGCTTCAGCTCTACGTCTGTACGTCTGGTTGATTTTACCAGTAGTTGCGTCTGTAGGTGCAACACTGTACAGCAGCTGCCTAACAGCTGGGGCTCCACCAACTCTGTTTGCTTCGTCTAGCTTTTCAACAAAAGGTCGAACATTGTTTCTATTACCACCACTAAATGGCATGGCTACAAGTTCTTGCAGTGTATAAAGTTCTTGTTTTCCATCTGCGTTCATAGATGTTCTGTCCATACGGAACACTTTGTCAGTCGTAAGAAGGTCAGCTATTCCAGATAGACCTTCGTCTGCAACTTTTAGGTAATCGTAGACAGCGTGACTGTTTACACCTAGCTCATCAATGTGTGTCATTCTTCGAGAGCTACCCTCAAAGTATTTAACAAGCAGTGCATCCAAGTCATCTTCAAGATACGGTTCAAGTTCTTTCAAGTTGTCACGTAGTCTTGGGTCATCAAGGTTGATGATTCGTGAATAATCTACATTCTCAAACGTTGGGTTTCTTGTTGTCCCTCTGATTGCGTGGTACACGCCATCAGAGCCCTCTTCTGTAAGAGTAGCTATGATACCTTTTGCAAAAGCATCTGCTTCGATTTCAGTTCCAGGGGGCAATCCACTTACAGCTCTTTCTGCTGTGTGGTATCTTTTCAGAGCAGACCTAAACTCACTTACGTTCTTAGTAATTTTGTCTGCACTCCAAACTTGTGGGAAATAGTTACGTCTGTAACCCACATCTATGCCAGCTTCTACCATAGCTTTACGCTCTGCATCAAAAGCTGCACGTATTTGTTTGTACACAAGACGTTCTGCGTCCGTTAAGTTTTTCTCCTGTCTAGTTCCATCTCCGTAACGTAAAGCTTTTACAATCTTTTTGTATGACTGTGGCTGTTCTGCAAGCCTGTCTGTGCCAGCGTATCTACCTATCGCACCGCCCACGTTTACAGATTTTTTAAACCACCTTTTAAGACTGCCGTCTGAATCAGGAAGCTTCCTAAGTGACTCTTGTATTGGGAAGTATATGCCAGCAAAACGAGAGTTTAGTTTTGGGAAGTGGTCTTTGTACCAACCACCAAGCCAGTTTGCTCCCATCTTTTTCATTCGGTTTGACTGTGTGTCGAGGAATCGAGAAGCACCCTGTCTCCTGATTGCCTGTTCTTCCTTTGGCGTGATAGTTCTTTTTCTCATAAGAGACATAAGAGCGCCGACGTAAGACGGGTCACCACCAGCTGTTTCTAGTAATTCGCCAAACTCACCAACAGGAATGTCATCCATTTTAGATATGGATTCAGAGGACAATGCTTCGACAATGCCACCAGTCGCACCTTTTGGAATTGGTGTAATCTTTGGCTCACTCTTAAATAGACCTTCTTGAATGTGGTCAAAGTCATCAGCGTCAATATGCTTAACCTGATTAGGCTTAAACAGAACGGCTGTTGTATGTTCTCTGCTTGTAGCTCCGTATGTTCTGTTGGTTTCCATAAGTTCTGGGCCATCATTTAAACTGTTTCTGTGTGTAGTTAACAGTCCGTCATAACCCATCTCTTGAAGCATGCCGTTGAACTCTGCTTGAGCGCCAGACCTACTTCTGCCACCAAAGTTTATCATTGCGTCAATAATGCTTTTGTAAATTTCTTCTCCAGTTCGTGGGCCTAGTTGTGAGTTGTTTCGTCCAAGACCAGAGAGGCTGCTAAATACTTGAGACGGCAAGCCCTCTTCAAGAAACTTTGCAGCCAAAGCTTCGATAAAAGGATGCTCTTCGTCTGAGTATATTGTATTAGCACGGAAGTCTGCTGGGCTTTTGAGGTCGATGACAGTTGGTAAAACATCGCCCTCAAGTTCCAAACCATTGTTTTTGAAATTATCAACAATAGCTCTTTCAGATACAATCAAGTCGTCAAGCTGTTCTTTAATTAGTGTTCTTTCAGCATTGAGTTCTTTTTCCAAATACACATTTGATTCGGGGTCAAATTCAGCAAATTGTCTACGCAACTTACCGATGTCTCGTCTAATGAGAACAAGCTCATAAGCGTCAAAGTGTAGGTCTTCTTTGACATTGTCTGGAATATCAGTGTTGTCTATGGCATCAACCATAGCTTGGAATGTTGGAGTCCTTGCGTACATCTGTGATGCTACATAAGGGTTCTCTGTTACATAAATTCCAGGGCCATAGATGCCAGACTCTGATGGTCTCATGTGTATGTTTGGATTTGTTTCTTTCTTAAACACGTTCTTTCTAGGTGTTCCGTGATAAAAGAACACTGGCATTTGTGTGCTTTGGTCTTCTCCAAAACCTTTGTTTGTAAAGTTTAGAATCCTAGCTTGCTTGTCTTTTGGCATGCTCATAAATGTATCGTAAGCATAATCTGCTGCATAGCTTGGGTGCGTAAGGTATTTTCCTTGTAAAGTACCAGCCATTGGTCTTGATACAGCTGTGTCTTCAAACATGTCTCCGTAAAAGGTTACACGTCTGAAAGCTTCTTTGACGTCTTGCCTTCCGATTTGTCCGTTGATTATGTAAGACGCATATTCAGCAGTTCTGTTGATTGCATCATCCATAATGGAAATGTTTTGAACTGCATACAAGTCATCACCAAGAGCGTCAGCCAAGATGTCGTCTCGTGTAATGTCTTCTTTCATGTACTTAGTGAGTGAGTCTCCAAACCACTCATAAGCCAGCATGTCTTCTTTTGTTGAGCTGTAGAAGTCATTGTACTTAGAGCCATACTTTGCTTCGATTGCGTCCCTTGTTTTTTGGTTAGCATTTCTGTAAGCAGTTTGAATAACTGCTAACTCATCCGCTTCGAGAGCCCCAGAGCGAATTACCATTTTGTTTAGCTCTGTGAATATGTCGTCTGCGCTGCCTGTGCCTTTTGTTAGATTTGCACCAAGACGTCTTACAAGAGTTCTAAAGTTCTTGAAGTCTGGATGTTGATAGTTTCCAAAAGCTCCTCCACCAGAGACTGAGTAGTCGCCCCCTGATAGTCTTGCCATATCGTCCATTGTAATTTTGTTTACGTCTTCAAGTGTGCCAACAGACGCTTTGTTTAGAATGTTAAACATTCTGTAAGCAATAGTTCTGCTCGTCGCCTCTACCTCTGGGTTTCTGTGTGTAATGAAAGAAAGCATTTCACGTACAGAAGCCCTTGCAGAAGGAGGTATGCCATCGCTAGACATAACACCTCTGCTGTGGTTTATCTCGATTTGCAGAGCGTCTTTTGTTTTCTTGAATCTTGGTGACAATATCTTGCCAGTACCACTCTTAGCACGTTTGTTGTTTTGTCTACGCTGTATTTCAAACAACAATTCGCTAAGTCTGTCTTTATCACCTGTGTGCAAGGCATCAAGGAATGAAGCCTCTAAGTCCTGACCGCTCATCTTAAATGTTTCACGTGAAACTTTTACAGGTTTGCCTTTGATTGTGGACGATTTTATTTTGTTTACAATCTCCAAACCAATCTGGTCACCATAGTCTGAGCCTTTATGTTTTACATAAAGGGCTCGTAGGTCAGAGATACTTTTGCCTTTAACGCTGTTAGTTCTTCCAGCATCAATAGCTTCTTTGCCATCTCTTGCTCTGTCATTACGTTTCTTCTTAGAGTTGTTGACAGCTTCTTCTGTAGTCAGATTGTCTTGTCTGTCTTTTTTCTTTTTAGCGTTACGTATTGTAGTTGTGCCTTTGACTTCGCCGTTAGCTCGTTTAGGCGCTGCACCTCTATCAAGTGAGGTTGGTTTTGAATCTGGAATAAGGTCTACAGTTTCTTCTACACGCTGATAGGCGTTGTTTAACTGCTTGTCCAACATGCCAAGTAAGTTCTCTGTAGACGAAGCTTGTAGGTTTTTAATTCGACCAGGGATACCTTCTGCTGGTTCAAACGTTCCAGCGTAGCCATTGTGGTAGAAGTCTTTTAACTGGTCTGCCACTTTCTCCATGTCTGACTCTGTGGAAAAGTCACCATAGTTACGTGCATCAAACCCGTCGTCTGTACCGTACTGTTTGCCGTCGATAATCTCGTCGTAATTGTTGATTCGGTCACGGATTATTTTGACCATGCCTCGTCTGCCAGCACCTTTTCTAAGTGGTGAGAAAATAGTTTGCTCAACACCATCACGTGCTACCAGTTTAGAATTTGGAACCATCTCAAGCAGAAGCTTTTGCAGTTCTCTGTGAGCATTAACAATCGCACTAGGACTATCAGAAGCTATAGCTGATTCTATATCTTCTCTAGCCAATGTGAGTTGTATAAACCGCTTGTGTATATGTTTGCCTAGAGGCGTTTGTGGATTTGCACCAACACCTAGAGTAAATGTTTTCTCTTCGCCACGGTCTGGAATAATCTTTGCGAACAATGGCTCAAGGTTAGGGTCAATCTTTGCGCCACGATAGTATCTATCAAAGATGGCTTTTACATAACCACTGATTCTTTCCCAAAACTTTTCTGTTTGTAGGTCAGGAGACTGCCTGTTTCTTGTAGCCCACATTTCAAACTGTTCAGCAAAGAACTCTGCTGGTTTGGTGGGTACATGTATTTTAAAAAGCTCGCCTTCTCTCGTTGCTTGCGCCTCTCCTTGAGGTAAAGACCTGTAATCATCGTTTACAGTCTTACTAAAACGACCACCTTTGTACTGAGATTTAGCAATGTTCCAAAACTCTGCTCTATCTTTCGGTGAAAGAATATTGTGATAAGCCCAGTGAGCTACTTCATGGTACAAAACATTAAGTCGTGGTTGGACTTTAATATCTTTTGGCCCAACCCTTGTCTTAATTTGTATGTCGTTGTCCATTGAGCTGTATTCGCCTTGGTTCCTCATTCTTTCTCTATTTATGAGAAGAGGTGCTTTGTCGGGGTCTCCGCCAAGGCTATCAATAAATCTTTTTGCTTCAGCTATTTCGTCTGCTGGATGTCCAGCAAATATCTTGTCAATCTGTAGCTTTGCTTCACGTCTTGTCGCTGTAGGCATGCTGTATCCGTTAGGAGAAAGCTTTGCCTCCAGTCCTTTTACAAACGCCATGTGTTCAATATGCCTGTCTATTTCGTTTTCTTTGACAGGCCAGCGTCTGCTCTCCATGTTGTTGACCATAGAACGTATTTCAAGTCCTGTGATTTTTCTGCCTTTGGATTCAAAAACACGACCAAAAGGTGAGATGGTATATTTACTTATTTCTTCGATGGTAGCCATATCCATGTCATCGAGTTCAAGCTCTAGCTTATCAAAGTCCTCCACGTCCATAGGGTCGCCACGACCAGTAGCTCCACCAGTCTCTAATCTTGTGGCATCAGGACTTACGTCCTCTGCTTCAGGAGGAAGACTGTCAAACAGTTTACGTCTTGCAGCGGATGTAGGTGCTTTTGTGTCTATAGGAGCGTAACGCACTTCCCAGTTTGCTGGGTCAGACTTTGCTCCACCCTTTTGCCCTATGATAGCTTCGATACCTTTGCCTTCACGTATCTGCTTTTCGCTAATCATACGCACGTCTTCAGGGTCTAGCTTAGAACGGACGATAAGCTTCTTGTCACCGCTTGTAGTTCTTACTTCTGGAACAGGCGCAAGCTTTGGTTTTTCTCCTTTGCTAAGAGCAGTAACAGTTTTTACAAACTTATCTACATCACCATCTTCTTTGTAAGCATCAAGAGCCCTACGTGCTGTTGCCTCCGTTAAACCCTCATCTGGTTCTGGGGCTTCTTTAACAGCTGTTTTGATGTCTTTTTTCTTGATGTCTTGACCAAGTATACGCATCAGATACGTGTAATCTGTGTATGACCTTTTGGTTGTTGCATCAGCAAAAAGAGTTGTACCCTTTTTAACTCTTACTTTTGCACCGTTAGGGCCAATAGCCATCTCACCGCCAGAAACGTACGTAACAATTCCTGGGCCTTTGCCCTTTCTTGCTTGCAAGTCAGCTTTGAGTATAGCTTCTTCTTTTGGAATCTCGTTTGGCTTTACCCTGTACTGACCAGTAACAGTGTAACCATCGCCTACAGATGTGCCTTTTTTAAGTATGCCTTGTATTTTACCTTCGAGGTCTCGACCAGCATTTTCAAAAATACTCTTAGCTTCAATAGAGTCTGATGACGAACGTACACCGCTTTCTTTTTGAGTTGGCATACCTCGACGTTTTTGTATTTCACCTAAAGCCAACAACCTTGCAGTCTCTTCTGAATACTCAGGGTTGTCTGCCATAAGTTGTTTTATTCTGCGATTGATAGCTTTTTGTTCTGTTAAAGTTAATGGCTTACCAGTAGCGTCACTAGGATTCGTTTCTATTTTAATTAACTTGTTTTTAATAATAGCCATAATGTCTTCAGGGTCAGATGTGAGCCCCAAATCTGGACGTCTTGCAAAAACTTCTGCATATTCTAAAAATGTTTCTCGTTTCAAACTGTTGGCGGGTGGCATAACCTCCATAATTTTATTAGCATCTTCCATAGCTTTTACAGCTACAGCATGAGGCTCGTCTGATTTATTAGCGTTAATAGCTGCATCAACACGTCTTTTTGTTATTCGACCATTTTTAGATTTAGGTGCTGGCTTTATATCTGCTGGGTTCAAACCAGCCATCAATGCTCTGCCTCTTGAATCTCTATCTATAAGAAGCTCTGGGGCATCAATTCTTTCTACAGAACCATCTGGCTCTGGAGCAGCAACTTTGGCTTCAGGTGCTGGGGCATCTGATGATTTGTTAAGTGCAGCATCATTTGCTTTGGCTACTATTTGTTGAATCGCAGACTGTTTGAACTTGCCTTGCCCATCAACAATATTTGGCACTGAGTAAATGCCTTTCTCGTAATCAGCAGTTAAGTCAGCTTCTGTGTAAGCATCATTAAGTGCAGCACGAACTTCTGTTTTTTGTGCGTCGTTAAGAAACGGCCCATCATCTGCAAAGATGTTTTTTGCTGGCGGGGCTTTGGCTGCGACAGGTTCTGTCGTTGCAGTCTCGTCTGCGGGTTTAGCTTCGTCTGCCTTCGGTGCAGTTTCGTCTGCGGGTTTAGCTGTAGTTGTGTCAACTGAAACCTCCCCTTCAGGGATGGCTTCATCAGCGTTCTTCGCTCTGTATTGTGCAAGGATAGCTCTAGCATCAGCAGAATCCATTGGGTTCTCTGCTTCACTAATACGTGTAAAGATAGACAGGTCTTCTTCAAACCTAGTCCTCATTTTTGCTGCTTTGTTTAGATTTGCAATTTGATTTGTGCCTTCGAGCCTTTTGATTTCGGCTTGTTCTTTTTTCAAACGTTCGCCAAAACTAGATAGTGCAGCAAACACATCTCGTGAGTTTTTAATTTCTTGTATTGTTTCGTCGTCTGCGCCCGTAGCAACAGCGTCATTGTATGCTTTTCTTTCGCCTTCTAGGATGCTGTCTACTTTTGCAATCTTTGCATCTATCGGGTCTACAGGAACTTCGGGAGCTACTGTAGTTGCGTCACCACCAGCAATGCCGTCGGTATCTGCAAAAAATGTTTCTGGAGTATCTGTGCCTCTAGCCAGGGCTTTGATTGCGTCTTCGCCACCTTCAGCAACGACTTGTTCTATTTGTTGTGTTGTGAACCCACGTGCAACAAGGTCATCAACAACCTTAACTGCATTTCTTGCGCCAAATATACCGCCGATTGCACCGAAAGCACCACCACCAACAAAACCGCCAGCGCCTCCAAGTGCTGCACTGCCAGCTAGCTCCATTCCACTGTATTCATCACGGAGACCGAGAGACTTATCTCGTGTTTGTTGAGCCCCTTCTATAAAAAGTTCTGCCCCAGCTGAATACTTTGCTGCGTCAATACCACCAGCTAAAGCACCTTTTCCAAGACCTGTAGCTTTGGACATTCCAGCTGACTTACCGCCAAGATAAGCAGCTCTTGCAGCTTTACCTCCTTTTGTTAAAGCGCTCACACCTCCAAAAAAGTTTATTGGGTCAAGTAAAACAGCTGCACCGATAGTGCCTAGAGCGCCATACCCTCGACCACCATCTTGCCAAAAAGATGGGAGAGACCGCCAAACTTGTTCGATACGTTTTGCACGGCTACGTTGCTCTTTGTTTGATGCAAGAGCTTCAAACGCACCTTTACCAGCACTGAATGTGTTGAGGTCACGCCAAGTAGAGTCACTATAAAAAGCTTCAATATACTCATCGTTAGATGCGTAGTATTCGCCTTTATTTCCGTAGTATTCTTTAAGGTCGTTAAGAAACCTTGGGTCTTTTAGTATTGTTCGTGGGTTTATATCCCCAGCGTAAGATAGGTCTTGAGCCGTTGATTCTTGTACATTGGCTTCAATATCGTCAAATTCAAATCCAGTTCTATTTGTCATTCGGTACTCCAGTTATCCGATGATTATAATTTATAGCAAACCTTATATTAGGTCGTCCTACCTCATGGGGTCACCTTCTGCTTCTATAAAGTTATTAAAGAAGGTATTGTTATATCGCCTAATAAAGTTGTATGGGTCAGTCTTGAAGAACTGAAGGTCATCTGTGCTAATTGTAGGCCCATCTGTTCCAGCCAAAATATCCACCATGTCTTGTCCATCGGTGAGGCCATCACCGATTCTTAGAAAGTCCTCTACCATCTTAGCCAATAGAGAATTAGTCCGACCAGTTACAGGATTTGTCGTAATTAAGGTTGGGTCATCTCTTAGGTTTGCTAGTTCGTCCTTTCTATCAGCTATTTCTGCATCGCTGAATTGTGTTTCTCTAGGAATTTCAGCGCTGCTTGTAGCAATGTCATTTTCTATTTTGGCTATCTCTTTTTGTATCTTTTCTGTTATAGCTTGAACATTACCCAAATATCCCTTTTGATAAGTTTCTACTCTGTTATCGTCATAGGCTGGCGTACCAGCTGTGATAAATTTTTCTTCGCCATAAGAATTACGTCTTGCGTTTGCTATACGTAAGTTAAATCTTTCTTTGTATCTGTTTAATTTATCCAGCGTAGATTTTAGCTGCATAAGCTTTTCTCTTGGTTGCGCTTGACTTTGCAGCGTTTGGTCAAGTTCGTTTGTGTATGTTTCAAGAGCTTGAGTAGACTTGCTTTCCATGTCTTCAAAGAACTTTTCAAACGTAATTGTTTTACCGCTCTTGTCGTAGCTTCCCTCACTCATAATGTTGTCTTTGAGTTGTGTGGTTGCCTCATCTATGGTTGCAACACCCATCATCTGAAGTATTGCTTCACCTTCTTTTTCAAGGTCTGTGGATGTCATAGGCTTGCCTGACTTAGATAAGTTGTCAAAAGCTTGAGCCAATGTAATAGCTGTAGCTTGGCTGATGTTATATCGTTGAGCAAGGTTCATAGCTGCAAGCTTAAATGGTTTAGCTGCATCAGACTTACCACTGAACACCAAGTTAATAACGTTTTGGTTATTGTCCAAAATTGTTTTTCTTGCGCCAGTTGCTTTGTCTTCAAGCTCGTTCATTCTCTTTTCAATTTTTAAGTCTTGAGATATTTGTGCATTGCCAATCATTGAATCAAGCAATACTTCAATTTTAGCTTCAAGACGTGTTTTTAGAGCTGGGTCTATGTCTCTATACATTTGTTGGTATATCTCACGCATCAAACGTTTAGCAACAAGAACTTGGTCATTACCCACAGTTTCCACAGCCCCACCATAGACTATGTTTCTCAAATCTGGGTTTTCAAGAACAGCTTTTGTAAACGCTTCTTCTTTTTCGTTAAGTCTAGCGTCATCAGCTATATCTTCTTCTTTTTTTCTTTTGTCTACAATGCGTTTAGCTTCAGTTTTAATGCTGTTTAAGTATTCGTCAGAAACAGAAAATCCGTTTGTTGCACCTAACTGTTTAAATGTATCTTGTACAGATTGCACAGCCTCTGGGCCAATAGCCATTGCTTCAGCCATTTGGTTTACAAATTCTTTTTTATTTGTAAGCTCGAAGTTTGTTTTTATTCTGTCTTGCTCTGTTGTTACCTGAGTTTTAAAACCTTGAACCAAAGACTTTGGTACGTTCAACTGTGAAACGAGTTGGTCAATATCTATGTTTCCACCAGAGTTTTTTATAATTCTCATAGCATCATCAACATACTTAGTTGTTTGACCCCTAAAAACTTCTTGGAAACGTGCTGGGGTAAATTGTGATGTTAATTCAGTTGGCAATCCCAAGCTTTCAATGTACTCATCAAAAGCTGTTGTTCTTACAGTCTCGCCATCTACAAAATCTGTCATGTTATCAGCTCCTCCAGGGAAGCCCATAGCTATAGATGGCAACAACTCTTGCACCTGTTTCATTTGACTTAGCCTAGACGTAAGTGCAGCAGACGCATCTTTTTCTTGTTTTGCTTTGAGTGCAGCAGCATTACGCTGACCAATAACGTTAAGAACGTCTGAGCTAGGCATACCACCAGCAAGATAGTTTCTGCCAGCAGCAGCTTGGTCTATAAATGATTGCATCTCCATAGGCGTTGCATACGGATTTGCTTGCTTAAAAGCATTGAAAGCATTTGCAAGCTCAAGACGTCTGCGTTCGTCTGAGTCTTGTTGCTTGTTAAATCCTGAAAATGCGCCTACTAAATCTACCATTCCCTACCTCAACTAAATAAGTTCTTAAAAGCGTTGCTAAAGCTTTGGTCTATATCATAAAAGATACCAGCATCATACGGAGTTCCTTCTCCAACTGGTTTGCCGTCAGGCCCGTAATCGTATCGAGTTCCCCCAGGTTGTGATTGGTCACTCAAGAATTTAGAGAACTGCGTACCAAAGTTTTGACCAGCTGTTGTTGCTCTGTTTTGCATAGTGTCTGCGTATCCGCCTATTGATGATAACAACTGATTACCTATGGTTCCAGCGTTACCCATGTAGTTTGAGCTATCGAGCGTCAATGCTGCTGGGTTGAATATGCCAGACTTAACGTTGAAGCCTTGGTTAGTAGCTAGACTTGTTGGTCTTGCATAGTTAGCTAGGTTAGATGTCATCAATGATGGATTGTTATATATGGCACTGCCAATAGCAACTGGAGCCCTAAAGTCATTAGCGCTGCCAATGCTTCTGTTTATAATTGATGATGGTATCATTCGTGCGTAATTGTAACCAGATAGTGCTGATGGTGCGCTTGGAAGATTAGCTAATTGTGTTAAACCTGTTCCAGCTATACCAGCAGTCTCTGCAAGCATGTTCTTTCTTTGATTAAATATGTTATTTACGTTCGTGCCGAATACTTGCTCTCTGCCAGAGATGTATTTTAATGCGTCGTCATAAGCAGCGTCTGTAGCTTTAGCATATTCCCCAGCAAGACGTTCTGCAATTTGTCCCCTAACATCCTGACCTTTTGTACTGACGTCCATACCTTGACGTATGAGACCAGCTTCACCAACAGATGCAACCTTTTCAGCTGCTCTATCTACAGCAGCAATATTTTGGTCTACTCGTTTAGCTATTTCTGCGTCAACATCTGCTTGTGTTAAAGGTGTAGTTTGTGGAACGTAACCAAGCTGCGAAGCAGTTTGGGTTACAGCATTTTGTAATCCAAGTATCTGGTTAAGTATTTGGTCACGAACAGCCATACCCTCTGCACGTTCGAGTCGTGCTTGGTCTTGTGCATCAAGAGCCATGTTTACAAGAAAGTCACGTTCTATCTGTGCCGTAGCTCTGTCTTGCAAGAAACGTCTTAGCTCTTCATCACGTTCACCAGCTGCGGTTGCTCTAGCTAATTCTAACTGTTGTATAGCAAAATTTCGTTCTTGCTCACTGATGTCTTGTCCTTTGAGGAGTTGCTCTAGTCTAAATGTAGAAAGACGTGCAGCTTCTTTGTCTTGAAGAATCTGACGTTCAATGTCTTCTGACCTTTCTTTAAGCAAAGCTTTCTTAAAGTTATCTAGCTCGGACATTTGGAACTCACGTTCCTGTCCAGCAAGCCTTCTGTTAAGTGCTTCTATCTGTTGTAAGTATTGGTTTTGTTCTCTTCGCTCTCTGTTAGCATCTTGTGCC